AGGTTGAGAAGTTACATTAGTACCAAAACTTCTATGGTCAAATCTATTTGTCCCTTGTGTTCCAAAGTTATTATCTCTTATACGATACATTCTATCACCACCACTCATAGTGGTATTAGTCCAATCACGAACCACTAATCTAATGTATCTGTAATTCTTTCCTTCATATTCATTTACTTTAGTGTCTAATCTAAATCCATACGAATCACCAGATTCTTGTGAATTACTGTTCAATGGATTACCAAAGTTAAAAAGAGTTCCTTCTGATGTTTTACTAACAAACTTAACCCACATTGTTATTGTGAATCCATCTTCTAAAAAACTTGGTTTGCCAGTATCAGGATTTATTTTTTGAAATTCTAACTCATTATTATTCGGTGACCTTAATATTATTGCTTGATTTGGTTTTCTTATTCTAAGAAATCCTTCTGATATATTTTCATATTCAGGTCTAGTATCTTCTAAAGTATCAATAACATTGTCTACATCACCAAGATAAGTGTTGAGTTTATTTCTCATAGACTCAAGGGTTTTACCTTGATTATTAGTGTTACCTTCTGCTTGATTATCTAGTCTAGTTATATAAGCATTTCTTTGATTTTCATAACTAATACGAGATTGTTCATCCGATTCAAAATTTGTTGCTACTTCACCAACACCATCCCCATCAACATCATCAAAAGCTGGTTTTGGTCCTATCAATTCATTAAACTGATTAAAGAAACTATTTATTGTATCTTGACGAGTTGTTTGATTTGGAAGTAATTCAAATATATTTGTATCTAATACTTCACGAGCTTTTTCAGGATTTATTCTACTAGCTGTTTTTGGTTTTGTTAATTGACTTAGATTTAATACATCTGTAAAAGTATCTCCTACTTTATTAGCAATCTCTATTTGATAACCAACTGTTCCATGTACAAAATTAATTTTATATTTAGTAACTTCTTGACCATCTGTTATTGGTCCTGGTACTGATTCTAAGTAAAATAAATTTTCTAAATTAATAATATTGTTATCAAATATGTATTGGCATATTTGTTCAAATGTATCTCCTTGTAAATCTTTTCTACTTTCTAAAGTGTTTCTATCTTTTTTATAAAATACAAGTGGCTCATCTTCACCACGACCTGTTTGTTTTATTCCATCACGAATTGTTGTCTGTAAAGAAAGAAGTTCGGAATCGGAAAGTGTGTTTGATTGAAACCATAGTTTATAAAATATATCACTAACTCTTTCACGAGTTTCTTTTATATCCTCATCTCCAATTTTTTTAAAGATAATTTCATCTGGTTTTAATTCATGACCAATACCAAGAACCCCAACACCAATCATTAGAGTTCCATCTTCATGTCTGTGGTAAGGTCCTATATATTGCTCTTCAACATTTGATTGGAAGAAAAACCTATCGTCTGCTGTTGCTTGTAAGTTTACTTCTACGATAGGATTTACGACAGTAGATTCTGTTCCTCCAGCTTCTCCTTGAGCTTCTCCTTGACTAGTGTTTCCGTAAGCCATTTTATGTCCTTAATATAAATTCAAAGTCGTTGTCGTATATCATTTCCTGACCATCATTATGGTTTACTTTTATTAAAATCTTATAAGCACGATTAGGTTCAAAAGCATTTAGGTCTTGTTTGAAATAGTTAGAAGTTGTATCACAACTCATTGTGGTATAGTTACTAAACGGAACAACTGATTCGTTTGTTGCCATATCTATAATAGAATAAGAACCTGAACCATGTGGTATAAAACTACCACTTACAGTTTGAACTGATGTAGAGAATGATTTTTGTATGTATCTTTTTCTAGCACCAAATCTAAACTTAACAGTTTCGTTTTCTTTATACGCTTCTCGTAAGTGTATAGGGTATAGGTAGTTCTCACTATTACCAGAAACATCTAAGGTGGTCAAGCTACCAGTATTAGAACCCGTTGCTGGTAAGTGGTCATCCCATTTTAATTCTATCTTAGGAGAGTATATAGTGTTGGTTTGTCTTGAGAAAAATTTAATGTCTTCAAAGCTTCCACTTGATGTTTCTCTACTTCCAGATAGTCTGATTAATAAACCATAATTTTGATTAACTCCAGCAAACCATTTTTTAGCAACAGAAGTAATATCCATATTAATGTCAGGTGATTCTGAAGAAAAGGATTGACTTACTTCGTCACCAGCAATATATGTTCCACCAGGAGTTGTCCAACTTATTTCAGAAGCACCTTCTCTGTTTTTTCTAAACTTCCAGCTACAACCATCTGTTGTTTTAGGTTCATCTATCTCTTTACCTATACCTTCATCCCATTCTTGTGATAAAGGATAACTGGCTACTTTATATTCTTCGGTCAATCCACTTGTACCTTCTGTTTCATACAATCTTAAATTAAGTTTGTAGTCATGAGGTAATACTGATGAGCTAATATAATTTTCTATTTCATTAGTATCAAATTGAACTAATACACGAGTTGGATGAGAAAATGTTCTATCAAAGAATACTTTCTTTAACTCAAGAATTTCATCTTGTCCGGTGTTCTTATCTTTAAAATCTTCGCCCGTAGTTTGATTTGAACCACTACTAATAAAGGCATCTTTAGTTGTAAAAAAATATTTATGCATTATATCACTTTTCCATATATGTCTTGGTTGGGATTTTTTAACTCAAATACCGATGAAGAAACTGATGGTCTATATATACCATCTCGTAGGGCATTATCAAAGTTATATTTAAATCCATAGTTACTATCAGTTCCAATAACCTCACCATCTCCCTTGTAATAATAAAGTTGTCTGCCACTAGCATATTCATTATTTCCATCTTGAAATAGTTTTAATTCCTTAATACCGATTACACCATCTAACCCTAAAATATTATATTGTAAATCGTTCATATTAATTGCTTGTCCAAACTGCATCTTTTCTATTTTAAAGAAATCTTTTATTATTTGAATTACATTTAATTTAACTTCAGTAGGATTTGATCTTCTATCATAATTAACAACAAAACGAACTCCAAAGTTAACTACATAACCAGAAAACAATGTATCATTAAGAGTAAATCCAAATCCAACTTGGTCATTTATCATTCTATAATGATTAATATAAGTTCCTATGTTTTGTAAAACAAGTTGTGGTGTTTGTACAAGTTGTTTGTTTTGATTATAAGAAAGAGTGTGAACTAAAAGAGCACCACCATCTAATCTCTCTACAATACATTTAGCAATACTACCAAATTTTTGTGGAAGAGATAATATTCTTGATTGATAATCTTCCTTAGTAACACATCTCATTTGAGAAGCAAAAAACGAACTAGCATTTGTCCTAATCTCATCCACCACTTGACCATCAGTTCCACCTGAACTTGCATCTTCATTAGTTACAGTTATGGTTACACCAGCTGGTGGGTTATTTACAGTTGTCAATTCGCCAGCTTGAATATTTGATTCAGAGCCACCACCGATTCTATAAGTAAATGTTAAAGATGTATTAGATGGAGTCTCACCTAAGTTTGGGTTATTGCCTGTAACTACTCCTATAGCACTTGGTACATCAGCAAGGTTAGTTCCATTAATTGTTACACCAGCTTGTTCAACTGGATCTACATTTGAACCTGAATTACTAAATCTAAATAATCCATTACCAAATTGAGTTTTATATGTTTGACTATCTTCATCAAATCTAGTTGTAAATTTTTTAGTAGACTTAATATATTCAGCAACATATGGAATAGGTATTGATGATGTAGTGCCACTAGCATCACCTTGATCATAAGCACTTGTTCTTGTCGGGTCGTCTGTATAATGAGTTTGTTTTAGTATCTTATCTTGTGCTAAATAATCTACTTCATACCATTCTTGACCAGCGCCGTCTATACAACTTGTTATTTCAATCACATTATCTTCACCTAAATCTAATTCTAAAAATTTAGTAGGAGATGTAATATTAAAAGTTTTAGTTTTTGTTTTACCAGATATAGCCCTTATATTTCGTGTTAAGGTATAAGAACTGGCTTCTCCATTACTATCAACTATTGGAGCACTTATTTCTGGATCTCCTGAACCACTCGCTGTGAAATCTATTTCATCGGTTGTTTCAAAAACTATCTCAGAATCTACATTTGAAGCAATCTGTAATCCACTATCTATTGAAGATGGAGCTTCTCCATAAACTGGCTCACCAGTTGTACCATCAGCACTTATGGAAGTCTCTACTTTTAGTTTAACAACGGATGGTGTTTTATTTGGAGTTTTATATCCAAGAAACTCAGCTAATCTACGAACATTTCTTTTCTCTGTTGCTGTTGCTAACAGATTCTCTTTATAGTTATAATCAATGTAATATGAAAGTACATCACCCACATAACTTGATAACTCTATTAACATCATACCAGGTGATGTTTCATTGAAATCTTTATATGTATCGGGAAAATAAGATTTAGTATACTCAATTAAATCTTTTTTTATTGTACTAAAATCTTTACTTGTATATTGTACATTAGTTGGTTTTAATTTTTGTTTTTCTTTATACGCCATTAGTATGCTCCATTACTTGTCGAACTTCCAGCTCCGACACCCTCAAATGTAACTTGAACACTTTCTAAATTATTTGGTGCTCTTCTTATGTTAAAATCTATATTAATATTTACTTGATTTAAATCATCTTTACGATTCACATTAATGTTTCTTAAATCTACAAAAGGTAACCATCTACTGAATACATCTACTATATTGTTTTCTATTTGTATTGTAATATCTTCAGTTAATGGCTCAAAGATAAGTGACCTTAAATCCATACCTAAGTTTGGTTGGAATACTCTTTCACCTCTGTGAGTTTGTAAAAGAAGCCTGATGTTATTCTTTATAGATTCAACAGTAGTTTTTGTTGATTTGAAATACCCATCACCACCACCAACTCTACCTAGTGGAAACTCTATTCCCACAGAGACTCTTTTATCTTGGTCTTCTACAAATCTATCTTTTCTTCTATCGAGTGTTGCCATTACGCTTCCTTAACCTTTAATAATTTTACTTTAGATTTTTTTACAGCAGTAGGAACTCTAGGATCCATTATCTTATTTGATGTCTCACTTATTTGAGCAATTTTTTGTAATGGAATTATATTAACGGTGGGAGTAGCAGGTACAATAGATACAGGTGCTCCTGGTGCTCCTGGCGTTGATACTCCACCACTTGTTTGAATTTCACCTGGTAATATATTAATAGGTGCTTCCATTTCAGTAATATTAAATTCTTGTTTAACAATAAAATTAATGATAGCATTTCTTAAATCTTCTGCTAAGTCATCTACTTTCTTTTTAGATTCTTCGGTAGCATTAATAGCATCAGAACCTAAGTTTTTTTCAAATGCTTGATATATGTCGTCTTTAAGTCCCACGATTAAACTTTGCCTTTTCTTCTACTTTTTTCATTACTTGTGAATAATCTTTGTTTATAGCATTTGATAAGAAATCAGGAAGTGCTTCTGTATTATCGGTAACAGATTGTACTTCTGGTTCTTTTTCAATGTTTTTCCACTCACCACTATTAGCAGTCTCATTTAGAATATCATTAAGAATAGAATCTTTTGTCAACGGAGTTGCCGAATTGTCTTTTACGACTGCCTGTGCTGGCACTTTTTGAGAGGGAGTTGCGGTAGGTTGTGGCGCCTTATCTTCTGCTAAGCTATTAGAATTAGAGCTAACTAACACTTCATCCAACTTTTTTTCAAGTGCAGAAAATTTATAATCTAACTCTTCTCTTACTACTTCTCTTATTAATTTCTTAAATATATTAACCTTCATTTTAACCCCTATTCTGTTCTATGAAATGATGTTTGCTTAAAAATGGTGTTTCTCCATCTTGATATACCCCATCATCATTTTGTTGTCTTTGTTCTAATGATTGTATTATTTCTGTTAAACTTTGTACTGAATTAACTAATGGTCCTGATGCTAAACTTAGTGGAGCTCCTGTTTTATCTACCAATGGTAATGGAACACCTTGAACTAAAGCATGGGCATTACTTAATATGTTTATTACTTGTTCTAATAATACTCTTAATTGTTCTCCTAATACTATAGGTTCAGATTTATTCTTTGCTATCTTTCCTAAATAAATATTCTCTGATTCAATAACTGAGAATCCTTTATTAGTAATTGTTATATTTCTTCCAGCACCAAAGTTTATATTACGATATGCTGACATCGTTAAATCATCATTCTGAGCATCAAATGTAATTCTATCAGAAAACATTATTATTTGGTCGAACTCTGTTTGGTTACCAGGAGATTCTTGTAGCTTACCAAATTCCGAATTAAACACATCTTCTCTCGGCTCTCCTATTTCATCATTACCAAAGTTAATACGATAGCCAGGATATTGTCCTTCTTGTATACTTTGATACTCTTCTCCTATTCTTTTATCACTTGATAATAAATTATAACCACTAAAAAATTGTTCAGTTGAACCAAG